GTCGTACTTTAAGCGATTTCCTTGCTTAACAATAACGCCTTTTGCTTCAAACAATTCAAGCAAGCCGCTATACGGATTCATACCTGTTTCGTATGGAATCTTAACTTGTACACCTTCAAACGGTTTAGCATAACGTGTTTTCATAACCTTACAAGCGGCACGAATACCACGCACTTCGCTAATCTTGTTACCATCTTCATCTTCTTTTAGTTTCAATTTTTTCATTGCAACTACAATAGATGATGCATAGATAAAGCCTTGACCGCCTGATATTTTATCATCTGGGTCAAACATATCTTGCGATGCGTAAGTGTGGTTAGTTGCTACTAAGCCAACATTGTGACTGCCGAACATATTAACAGTGTTTCGTACAAGCGAAGTTAGTGCTTTAGGCTTACGACCCATATCGCCTTTCATGTCACCCTTGTTAAACTGATCAACGTCAGTTGGTGTTAGCAACATACCTAGCGAGTCAACAACAAACAGTACCTTAGGACGGTCTTCTTCTGCCATTGCTTTGTAGTCTGCCATAAACGTACTAATAGTCTTTGCTACGTCATCAATCATTGACATATTAAGTTTTAGTAGTTTATCTTCGCTTGTATCTACATCAAGTGCTTGTAGCCACGCTTCGTCAAGTGCATTCTCTGAGTCAATTAGAATAACAAAGATACCTTGCTCTTGTGCGCTCTTTACAATATTACCAGAACAAATATATGATTTACCTGAACCAGATTCGCCTGCAAATACTGACACTTTGCCTAAAGGTACGCCTTTACGGAAGTCGCCACTTACAAGATAGTTAAGTGCATAGTTACCTGTACTAATCCAATCAGTAGGATCGTTAAACCCTGCACTCATACCTGTAATGGATTTAGTTAACGAAGTACGGAACTTCGTTGGATCAAATGATTTAATTGCCATACTTATCTCCTAGTTTTAAAAGCAATAAGGGGGACAATGCCCCCTTACATTAACCTTGATTCTGACGTGCGCGGATCATCGCTAGGATGTCTTGTGCGCCACCGCCGTTTGCAGGTGCTTCTGTACTAGGTGCTGCCGCTGGTGCAGGATCAGCATCAAAAGGTGCTTCTTCTGCTACAGGTGCTGCCTTTGGTGCAGGTGCAGGAGTAGTAGCCGCTGGTGCTACTGGGTCACCTGTCTTTGCACTCATGCCCGCTGGGCGAAAGTATTGGCTCCAACGATCTGGATCATATGCTTCACCGTTTACAGATGCTTCAAACATTTCCTGCATAACTTTCAATTCTACATCACCTGGTTTCTTAGGTAAGTAGTCTGACAAGTTAAACAAGCCGTGATCGTTAACTGCTTTCATTTCAGCATCGCTAAGTGGACGCTCTCTGCGAGCCCAGTTAGATGTACCATAGTCTGCATATCCGCCTTTTGAAGTTTTGTTAAGACGGAAGTCAACACCAGCAGTATAGTCTGTTGGCAATTCTTCCATATCTGGATCCATTAACGCTGCCTTGATGATCTGGAAGATCTGAGGGCCAATAATGAATCTACGAATTGGATTCTCAGGAGTAGTATCCTCTGCTAGTGGGTTGTCAGTGACAAAGCCTTGGAAGATATATGAACGCTTCTTCCAATACTTACGACCCATATCTTCTAGTGAAGGATCTTTAAACCAACCACGAACTTCGTTTAAGATTGGACATTGTTCGCCATACATTTCCATACAAGGAATTTGTACTTGAACTGGACGTGAATCGGTTTCGCCTTTGATACCTGCAAAAGGTAACTTAATTAGTAAACGCTCTTTCCAGAAGAAAGTATTATCTGCATCGCCATCAGGAAGGAAACGGAAAGTTGAACTTTCACCTTCTTTCATATTCCAAAATGGGTAGATTGCGTTATCGCCTCCACTTGACTGAGTGGATCCAGTTGAGCGTAGTTCTTGCTCTTTGAGCTTTGCTCTGATTTCTGCTAATGATGCCATAGTTGTGCCTCCTTAATAATTTGCCTATGTCTATGTGCCTAAATTTGTAGCACAGTGTTAATAATACACTCTACTACTTAGCGTGTCAAGCCTTTTTTAAAG